TGGACTTAAAGCCAAAGGCTCCAGAAGTTCCTAAGGAAGTTAAAGAAGATGAACCTAGGTTCTATGTAGATGTTTATGTAGAAAGCGATTATGAGCGTATACAAGCCTTAAGTAAATACCTACAAGCAAATGGATATAAGTATGAAGTTCATAAAAAAGGAAAGGTAAAGTAGCCCCTTATAAGGAGGGATATCATGGCAAGACCAGTTAAAGAAGGATTAGAATATTTTCCTTTAGATTGTGATATAGATCAGGATGATAAAGTTGCACTTATAGAAGCACAGCATGGAATTAAAGGTTTTGGTGTAGTTATCAAACTATTAATGAAGATTTATAAGAACGGATACTTCTATGAGTGGACAGAAAAGGAACAATTACTCTTTTCAAAGAGAGTTAATGTAGACATTAATGAGGTTAATGTAATCATTAATGATTTAATAAAGTGGAATTTCTTTAATGAGGAGCTGTTTAGAAGTAAGAAGATACTTACTTCTAACGGTATCCAAAAGAGATATTTAGCAGCAGTAGGGAGAAGACAGAAGGTAAAAATATTAAAAGAATACCTACTTTTAGATGATGAAACCATTAATGTATACAAAAACTTAGTTATTGTTGACATAAACCCTAGTTCAGAGGGAGTTAATGTAGACATTGGTACACAAAGTAAAGTAAAGAAAAGTAAAGTAAAGGAAAGTAAAGAAAACAATAATAATAAATCATTGTTGTTATTTGAAGAATTAGGATTTGGTTCTATTAGTCCAATTATTGTAGAAGATATTGAGTTACTAGAAAAAGAGTATACAGAAATGTGGGTAATAGAAGCGCTTAAAGAAGCAAGTGAACAGGGAATAAGAAATATTAAGTATGTAAAAGGTATTCTTAAGAACTGGAAAGCACGAGGATTTAAGGCAGAGAAACCACAGAATAAACAACAGACTAAATATAGTAAGACTAGTGGATTTAATAATTTTGAGCCAAGGGAATATGATTATGATTCATTAGAGAAAAAGCTATTAGGATGGGAGGATTAGTATGGATAATACAGAGTGCTGCTTTGTATGTGGTCAAAGGGCCACAGAACTCCACCATATAGTTTATAGAAGCCAAGTGAAACCATTAGAGAATTGTAAGTTAAATCACATCTACCTATGCCAGGAACACCATAGAGGAACAAAAGGAGTTCATGGAAGTAAAGGACATAAGTTAGATAGATTACTAAAGTTACAGTTCCAGAATAACCTAGAGATACTTTTTAATAAAGAGTTATTAACTAGAGAAGAGATTAAAGAAGTATTAGAAATATCGGACAAGCCTTTAAATCGTCTTTTAAAGCCTTTAGTTTTACAGAAGGGTAAATATGTTAGGGAAGATATTATAAGGGCGTGTATGGGTGGCAAATTAATCGTAGAGGAGGAGCAAAATGTTTGAGGTTATTATAAATAGACCAGGAGATAGATACCATCAGCGAATATACAATAAGAGATGCAAGGTCTATAAAGTTATAGATGATTCGCAATTTATGTATGGATTCTTAGTTTATCTAGAAGGTAATTGGGAGATAATTTCACCAAAATTTTGTGCGCCAGTGGGGGAGAAACAACAATGACACCAAGAGAGAAAGCAGAATTAACTATTAAAGCTCTAGAAAAGCGTAAGAAAAATAAAGAAAGAGATTTAAATAATTATGAATCACATAAGACAGGAGTGCTAAAAGCTATCAAGTTTAGAACTGGAGAGTATAGATAGATGAATCCACAGCAGATTATAGAAAGAATAGAAATGTGTCAGCAGGCACTAATTAGAGGTAATACACAGCAAAAGACATTAGGACTTAGAAAGGCAGAAACAGAAAAGAATTATAGAGTTAGAAAAGCACAAGAAATATTAAAGTTAAGAACAGAAGGTTATCCAGTAACAATAATACAGGATCTAGTTAAGGGGAATATAGAGGTAGCAGAATTAAGGCTTAAAAGAGATATAGCAGAGAGTGATTATTATACATGTATAAGTGCTACAGAGAATTTAAGGCTAGAGATAGAAGTATTAAGAAGTAAGCTAACCTGGTTAAGGGTAGAGTTTAAAAATAGTTAGTTTGTAGAAAGGACGACTTATATTTAAAAGAGGTGAGTGTTATTAAAAAGCAATATATAAGCTATATCACTTGTAAAATATGTGGCAAAGAAATGAATACGGGAATTTGCTATACACGATTAGAACTATGGATTAAAACTAAGATAATAAAAAGAAAGCATTGGCACACAAAAGCAGAGGTTTTGGGTAAACAAATGTTTGGAATTTATATACCAAATACGGATAGAAAAAGAGATTTATAATTCTCAATTCTAAGAAATTAAAAATTAAATAAGGGGAGAGTAGGAGTAAATAAAGTTATAGTTATAAGCTCCTATTCTCAAATAATAATCAAGTGAGAAGGTGATTAAGTGGCAGTGTTAAAAGATGATCCAGTTTATTATAAAAAGAAAATAGCAGATTTAATAAAACAAGCTAGGAAAAGTGGACTAGAAGTAACCATGAATAAAGATAACATAATTAATTTTAAGAATAAGAACACTGGAGAATGTGCAACTAGTTATATTCCATGGTTATTTAAGGAGGAGATTAAGTGATATTAGCAATAGATCCAGGGAATATAGAAAGTGGAATTGTTTTAATAGATGAAGAAACGTTAAGACCAACAATTGCAGAAAAGATAAACAATGAAGAATTGTTAGAGAATATCTACTCTGATTTCTATAAAAAATATTACAACGTAGCAATAGAAAAGATAGCAAGCTATGGAATGCCTGTTGGAGAAACAACATTTGATACTTGTATATGGATAGGAAGATTCTATGAAGCTATAAGAAATAAGTATCCAGGAGTAGATATTGAATTTATTTATAGAAAAGATGAAAAAATGAACTTATGCCATAGTATGAAAGCAAAAGACAGTAATATAGTACAAGCTTTAATAGATAGGTTTGCACCTAATACACCTAATAAGGGGAAAGGCACTAAGAAAGAGCCTGGATGGTTTTATGGATTTAAAAAGGATATATGGCAAGCTTATGCGGTAGGAGTAACTTATCATGATTTGTATTTGAAAGGAGATAGAGATAATGAAAGATAACAAATATATAACTATTAATGATGGAATTGGAGTGTCAGAACAAAGAGAGTTACTAGACTTAACAAGAGGACTTGTGGGAGCTATAAATAGAGAAGAGCTTTTACAAATTGTTGGAGTATACAACAAGGCAATTAATAGATTAAGAGAGCAAGCAAAGAAAGAAGGTATTGAGATATGAATAAGGTAGTACTTATCGGACGACTTACAAAGGATCCAGATTTAAGATTTGCAGCTGGTAGTGGAATGGGTATCTGTAGATTTACTGTTGCAATAAAAAGACAATTCAAGAAAGATGAAACTGATTTTATTAATTGTGTTGCATTTGGTAAAACAGCAGAAACAATATCTCAATATCTTACAAAGGGTAGACAGATAGCTGTTATTGGAAGTATTAGAACAGGCAGCTATGATGCACAAGATGGAACAAAGAGATATACAACAGATGTTGCTGTAGAGAGCTTTGAGTTTGTAGGAAGTAATGGACAAGCTAATAATCAAGGAAGTAATAATACTGATGCATTTAATGAATTTGGTGGGTTTGATGATGTTACTCCAGCAGATGATATGGGAGATTGTCCTTTCTAGTATGGAACAGATAGGATTTAATTTTATTAGATTAAAGGAAGACTGCACAGAGTTACATAGTAGTTTTTTATGTGGCTCTGTATGGAACTTCATATTTGAACAGGAAAATAACTACATTATACAACTGGATGGAGTGTATTATGGTCCGTTAAAAAATAGTTGTGAAAGGATATGAGGAAATGAACGTAAATGATAAAGCTATTAAAGCAAAGATAAGAGAGTATAGGAAAGATAAAGTATTGAAAGCTACAGCATTAAAGAAGTTAAAAAGAGAATTTAATGTTAGTGAAAAAGTATTAGATGAATTTTGGCTAGAAGTTAAGCAAGAGAAGAAAGCAACTAAGAAAGAAGATAAGATTATTAAAACTACAAAAGAAAAGCTAATAGCAAGTGAGGAGATAACTGCAGAAGTTATTAAACAAAGCCTAGGAGAAGCGAAAGGACAAGCAGAGGATAAATACATCAACAAAGATTTAAAGGTGCTTAAAATGACTGTAAAAGGTAAGTATGGAACTTATGAAAAAGAAGGAACTAAAGTTAAAGTTGGAGATTTAGAGTTTAAAAATGAACAGGATATAGATAATTATAAACAAAGAGAAATGGCTAGATTCTTAGCTGAACTTGGTGAGATTCTAGACGTAATGTTAATGGAGGTATAGAGATGTTAGTTGCAGGAGTTTGGATATTAGCAATAGGCTTAATTCTAAATTTTATAGTAGGAGCAACTTGGAATGACAGAGAAAGTAGTATTAATTATATAGACTTTAAAAATAGTAAAGCGATAGATCATATCCCAACACAGATAGAAGAACTTAAAAAGTTTGATGAAGAAGCTATAGAGTTCTTTGAAGCAGTGGTTAAGAGCGATACTCTTAATGCTATAGAAGAGTATTGGGATTGCAGACAGGCTATGGAGAATAGTCTACAGATTATGGGAGTTAGTAGAGTAGATGTAGAGGAAGGTTATTACAGACATATTAAAAAATTAAAAGGTAGAGGATGGATTTTTAAGGGTTAAGGTACAAGCCTTAACACCTTAAAGGTTAATAGAATTTTATTAATGTCGTAATTGCAAGAAAGGAAGATATAAATGAGTTGCTATAGTTGTTTACATTCCAAAATGTTAGAAAATCCAATAAATTATGGTGAGTATTCAGTATTTGGTTACTGTTATAAAGATGGAGAAAACCAAAAGCATCCGATATATTTACCAGATGGTTCATGTAAGTATAAAAAGGCTAAGGAAAATGATGTAAAACCTAACGAAGAAGAAGTATTAGGCTTAGGACAAATTAAATTTAGTTTTTAAATAATATGGTGAAGGAGTAAATTTGATTGAATTTTTTAAATGTAGGGAGAAAAATTGGTGAGTTAGAGGGGCTAATATCTAAAATAGATTGTGGAACGTTAGTTACCAAGAAGAACCAAACAAATCAATGCATTAAGTTAAGAGCATTAAAGCTATTAGAAGAGCTGCAAAACGAAGTCGAAAATAATTCGTAATATGTAGAAATTGTGAAGAAAAGAGAGGAATGAAAATAATGATTAAATATGAAATCAAACCAGTCGTATGTGATTATGGAATTTTTGAAAATGGAGAACTTAAATTAATACTAAATTGTAGGAGCAATGCGCAAACAATAGTAAATATACTTAACGCTGATTTAGAGAAGAAAGAGTATGCAGTGTTAATGAAAAGGGAAATTAATATTGAAAAAGTTACTACTTTTGATAATAGGAAAGTCGTTGAATAAGTCACAATGCGTAGAAAGGGTGAGATAGATGAAAGAAAAAGAATTTAAAGCTTATAAAGAAATTTTGAATAAGTGTAGAGATGGAAGAGATCAAAAAATAAAACATATAAGCAATAAAATATCTGAGTTACAAAATGAAATAGTAAGACAATCGGAGAGAGATTTGGTGAGAGAAATTTATAATGATTATCACTTAGAAGATAAAATTTCATTTGATGATTTCAGAAAGGGTATTTTAACAACAAGAATTAAATTCTCAATACTAAGAAATTATTAAGTAATATCTAGGAGGAAATATGAAACATAAAGAATGTGAAAAGTGCGGGAGAGATACAGTAACTAAGTGTAGGAAATGTGGAAAAGATTTATGTTTAGGTCATTTGTACCAATATACAGATGAATCCAATATAGCTATAACCAGGAATTCACCGTTACTATGCAGAGAGTGTTATATGGAAACTTATAAAAGATGAAGCAAGGAGGGGATAGGATGACAATAGATCCAAAGACTATCGAGGAAAGAATAGTAAAGAATGAGAGTACACTAAAGAAGTTAGATGAAAGATATATTAAAGCTTGTTGTCCAGATTCCTATAAGGGAGTAAAGGATTATAGAGATACAAGAACAGAAGAGTATAGCAGGGAGAAGAAAAGGCTATTAACATTGATAGAATTAGACAAGCAACTATTAGAATCAGCTTGCACACACATAGACGATAAAGAATACTTAGAGAACCTAGAGAGCAACTTACAAAAGGTACAGTACTTAAGAATAGTTAGAGGATATACACAAGAAGCAACAGCGGAAATATTAAACTTAAGTGATAGGCACGTAAGAAGATTAGAAAAAAGAATAAAATGACCAGTAAAATGTCCTATTAATGTCCTGTTAAACTAGGTATAGCAATGCTAAGATATTATTAAAGAGGGAATAAAAAATGTCCCCTTTTAGAGCTTTAGCATTGCTATAATTTTTATTAGGAGGTTGCAGATGTTAGATAAAGATAGAGTAAAAGAACTTTATTTGCAAGGATATAATTCAACAGAAATAGCCAAACTCCTAAAAGCTAAAAGGGAAACAGTAAAGAAGTGCATCCAAAGAAATTTTGGTCATTTAAAAAGCAAACATGAAATTGCTCTTACACAAAGAAAAGAAGAAAAAAGAGCGATTAATAAAGAATCTACTAAGTATATATCAGACAGGAGTTTTATATTAAAGAATAGATCTATTTATAAAACTAAACCTAATGGAGATATAGTACTTGATAGAGAAAAAGCTGGGATAGTACCTTGGGATGTACCCAGGATATTAGTAAATGAATATAAATATGCTTAATGGAACAAAAGTAGAAAGCTACTAGAGTTCATTAAATATTGTCCTCCAAGAATTTAATAAAAATACTAGAAAGGAATCCTAGAAATAGGGTTCTTTTTATTTTATACAAAAGGAGTTAAAGATATATATGGCGAAAGAGTTTAGTAGAGCTTTTTATAAGAGTAAAGCTTGGAAAGAAACAAGAGACTATATATTTATAAGGGATAAAGGGTTGTGCCAAGATTGTTTAGAAAAAGGAAAGATAACACCTGGGAAAGAAGTTCATCATATAAAATTCTTAGAGCCGAGCAATATGGATGATACTAGGATAACATTAGCAGCAGATAACCTATGTTTATTATGTAAGGAGTGTCATCATAATAGACATAATAATAACAGCTGTACCAATAATGATTTAATGTTTGATGAGTTGGGAAATCTTGTAAAAAGGTAATAGATATTATATAATTACTCTAAAAGAACATGGAGGTATATTATGATAAAGCAAGAGGTTGTAAAAGGTAAGAGTAGAGTTAAGATAATGGAAGCATCTAAAGATATGATAGAGCAGTATGCTAAGGAAGGATATACTTTGCAACAAACAGAGTTCTTTACAGGATTTATAAATTGCAAATGTATATTTACTTTTAACAAAGTAGATAAATAAATTTAAATTAAGCAGCTAGAATATAGTTGCTTTTTTACTTTTGTGAAAGGATATACCCCCCTTTAAAGATAATGGGGGTGGTACTTAAGAGACCGAGGAGAGTACAATCAGAAAACACACAGGAGGTTTTGCAGTACCCCCTCCCCTAAAATTAGATTTATTTGAAAGAAGGTGAAAGTAAATGGAGAAAGATAAAAGGATTAAGAAAGAAGAGAATAGACTTAAAAAGATTTATAAAAATATAGAAGATAAAAAGAAAGATACTGCTATAGGATTAATTCAAAGGCTTGCTTATTTGCGAGTAACCTTAGAAGATTTTGAAAAGGATCTAGACGAAAATGGATTCACTGAACTATTCCAACAAGGAGAAAAACAATCTCCATATGAAAGAAAAAGACCAGTAGCTGATTTATATAATACTATGAATACTTCTTACCAAAAGGGGTTGAAGCAGCTAACAGATTTACTACCAAAGACTATTGATGATAAAAAAGAAGATGATGATGGTTTTAATGAATTCGTTTATGGGCGTGAGGATGTATGATAAAATACCCAGACAATTATAATCCTATATTAGAATATTGGAATCAGATTGAAAATAAAGAAATAGTAGTTTGCGATAAACTCTACAGGACTTATAGAAAAGTTATTAATGACTTAAATAATCCTGGAGAGTTTTTTTATTCGTGCAAAAGAGGAAATCATATCATAGAGTTTATAGAAAATTACTGTAGACATTCTAAAGGTAAAATGGGTGGTAAACCAGTTATCTTAGAATTGTGGGAGAAAGCTATGTTAGCTACTATTTTTGGATTCGTCAATATAGAAGGAATTAGGAAATATCAATTTGCAGAGTTAATTATTGCAAAGAAAAATGGTAAATCATTATTATCTTCATGTGTTGGTTTATATTTGCAAGTTGGAGATGGAGAAGCAGGTCCAGAGGTTTATAGTGTAGCTACTAAAAAAGACCAAGCTAAAATAATTTGGGCAGAATCCAAGAGAATGGTAAAGAAGTCTCCAGCATTAAAGAAAAGAATTAGAGCACTAGTAGCAGAAATGGATAGTGACTTTAACGATGGTGTATTTAAACCTTTAGCAAGTGATAGTGATAGTCTAGATGGACTTAATGTTCATGGAGCATTAATGGATGAAATACATCAATGGAAAAATGGTAAAGCTTTATATGACATTATTGCAGATGGTGTTACAGCAAGAGAGCAACCTTTAATCTTTGTTACTACTACAGCAGGAACTATAAGAGAAGACATATACGATATAAAGTACGATGAAGCTGAAATGCTTATTAACGGTTATGATGATGAAGAAGGTTATAAGGATGAAAGAAGTATTTTTTTTATCTATGAATTAGATAATAGAAAAGAATGGATAGATGAAGCTAGCTGGCAAAAAGCTAATCCAGGGCTAGGAACTATTAAAAATGCTAGAACATTAAAAGAAAAAGTAGAAAAAGCTAAGAAGAATCCATTACTAGTTAAAAATTTATTATGTAAGGAATTTAACATAAGAGAAACGTCTAGTGAAGCTTGGTTGAATTTTGAACAGGTTAATAATACAGATACCTTTGATATAGATAAATTAAAACCTAGATACGGAATAGGTGGAGCAGACTTATCTAGTACTACGGATTTAACATGTGGAACGATAATATTTAAAGTTCCGAATGATGAACATATTTATGTTAAACAGATGTACTTTTTACCAGAGGACCTATTAGAAAAAAGAGTAGAAGAAGACAAAATTCCATATGACATATGGAGAGATAACGGATTATTAAGAACTACACCAGGCAATAGAGTTCATCATAAACACGTTACAGAATGGTTTTTAGAAATACAGAATGAATATGATATATATATTTATTCTGGTGGTTATGATGCATGGAGTGCTACTTACTGGGTTGAAGAAATGGAAAATACATTTGGGAAAGGCACTTGGGAAGCTGTGCATCAAGGTAAGAAAACTTTATCTGGACCAATGAAATCATTAGGAGCAGATTTAGAAAAGAAAATAATTAACTATAATAATAATCCAATTCTAAAGTGGTGTTTAACCAATACTGCAGTAGATATAGATAAAAATGATAATATACAACCTATAAAAACAAGTAACCAACGTAGGAGAATTGATGGACTAGCATCATTACTAGATGCTTATGTGCAGTTAGAAAGAGTTTATGATGGCTATATGTCAGTGATATAGGGAAGGAGGTGAAAAAGTGGGATTTTTAAAGAACTTATTAAATAGAAGCATTACTAGGACTAGATTTGAAATGATAGAGGATAGAGGAAATGGTTTTTATGCTTGGAATGGAACTATATATAAAAGTGATGTAGTAAGAGCGTGCATAAGACCAAAAGTAAAAGCTATAGGTAAATTGATACCGCAACATATTAGAAATAATAATCAAGAGGGATTTAAGGTAAATCCAGAGCCCTATATACGGTTCTTATATGAAGAGCCTAATCCTTATATGAGTGGGCAAGTGTTTAGAGAAAAGATGGCCACACAATTAGCATTGAATAATAATGCGTTTGCTTTACTTGTAAGAGATGAAAATGGTTATCCCATGGAAATGTACAATATTCCATGTGTAGGTGTAGAAGCTATATATAATAGTCTTGGAGAATTATTTCTGAAATTCACTAATAGAAATGGGAAAATAGCGACATATCCTTATCGGGATATTATTCATTTAAGACAAGATATAAATGAAAATGACATATTCGGAGATAGTCCAAGAGAAGCATTGTTACCACTTATGGAGATAGTGTCTACAACTGACCAAGGGATAGTTAAAGCAATAAAAAATAGTGCTGTAATTAGATGGCTCTTAAGATTTAGATCAAATATGAGACCTGAAGATGTTACTCAAAAAACTAATGAGTTTGTTAATAATTTCTTAGATGTAAACAATAGCGTTGGTGCAGCAGGTGTAGATACTTCTACAGAAGCAGAGCAGATAAAACCTAATGATTATGTACCTAATGCAGCACAAATAGATAGGACAATTACAAGGATCTATAATTTTTTTAATACAAATGAGAAAATAGTCCAGTCTAAATATACTGAGGATGAATGGAATGCTTATTATGAGAGTGAAATTGAACCTTTGGCCATGCAATGGAGCAATGAAGACACAAGAAAAATATTTACTAGAAGAGAAAGAGGTTTTGGAAATAAAATAATTTATTCAGCTAATAACCTTCAATATGCTAGTATGTCTACTAAATTAGGCTTACAAGCTATGGTAGATAGAGGTGCGTTAACTCCTAATGAATGGAGAGAAGTGTTAAACCTTCCACCAGTTGAAGATGGAGATAAACCTTTAAGAAGATTAGATACTATCGCTATTGGGAAAGGGGGTGAAGAATAATGATATATATTGATGTAAAAGGAGAAGTTGTACCTAGTGGTAATGAGTGGCTATATAGTTGGTATGGAATTCAAGCAACATCTCCAAATCAAGTCACAAGAGCTCTTAAAAATGCAAATGGTCAGCCAGTAACTATAAAAATAAATAGTGGTGGTGGTGATGTATTTGCAGGATGTGAAATCTATAATGAATTAAAAAATTATAGTGGAGAGGTAACAATAGAAATACATGGATTATGTGCAAGTATAGCAAGTGTTATTGCTATGGCTGGAAAGTGTAAAATGTCTCCATTAGGTGAGATTATGATACATAATGTATCAACATCAACCAGTGGAGATTATAGAGATATGGAGCATAGTGTTGAAGTGCTAAAGAAAGCAAATAAAACAGTTGCTAACGCATATATACTTAAAACAGGAATGTCAGAAGAAGAAGCATATAATTTAATGGATAAAGAAACTTGGCTTACTGCTGATGAAGCATTAGAGTTAGGATTAATTGATGAAATAATGTACTCCGATGAAAAGGTAGATAAAAATATGGTCAATCTGTTAAAGAATAGTGCTAGAAAAATGTATAACTCTATTGGAAAGATAGACAACAACTTATTAGAAAAATTTAAAAACTATAATCCGGTTATAAATCATCCTATTCAAAAAGATAAGGATGATTTTTTTATGCAACAAAACAAAGCAAAATTAGAATTACTAAAATTAAAGGGAGGCGTTCTATAATGAACAAAGAAAAGTATTTAGAATTAAGAAATGGACTTTATACAGAGGCTGAAAATCTTATTAATGAAGGAAAATTAGAAGAAGGAAAAGCGAAAATGAAAGAAATAACAGACTTAGATAATAAGTTTGAAAAAGAAGCAACAGAATTAGCAAATTTAGCTGCATTAAAAGATAATGCAAAAGTATGTTTAGCAAATGGAGCTCCTATTAACAATTTAGGAGGTAATATTAGTTCATTTGGAGAAAATGCAGTAGAAGACTTATCTAACTCAATTGAGTATAGAAAAGCATTTATGAATTATGTAACAAAGGGGACTGTAATACCTGGAGAATTAAAAAATGTAGCAGGGCCAACTAAAACTACAGATGTAGGAGAAATGATTCCTGAAACAGTATTATCAAGAATAATTGAAAAGATGGAAGCTACAGGAATGATACTTCCATTAGTTACTAGAACTGCTTATAAAGGTGGATTAACTATTCCTACATCTACAGTAAAACCTACAGCAACTTGGGTAGTAGAGGGGGCAGGAAGTGAAAAGCAAAAGAAGTCTACAGGATCTATAACATTTGCATACCACAAATTAAGATGTGCTATATCTAATTCATTAGAAGTAGAAACAATGGCGTTACCTATATTTGAGACAACTTTTATTAATAATGTAGTTGAAGCTATGACAAAAGCTTTAGAGCAATCTATTATAAATGGAGATGGAACTGGAAAGCCTAAAGGAATTTTAAAAGAAAGCGTTGCAGAAGGACAAAATGTTGATGTTGCAGCAGGAGGAAAGTTAGAGTATCAAACTTTAGTAAATGCAGAAGCAGCATTACCACTTTCATATGAAAATGGAGCAGTATGGTTTATGACTAAGAAGACATTTATGTCATTTATAGGAATGGTTGATACAAATGGTCAACCTATTGCAAGAGTAAATTATGGAATTAATGGTCAAGCAGATAGAAGTTTATTAGGAAGAAAAGTAATATTAAATGATTATATGGATTCATATACAGATACTGTAGAATCAGATAAAATAGTAGCGTTTTTATTTAATCCTTCTGACTATGTCCTTAATACAAATCTTAATATGACTATTAAGAGATATGAGGATAATGATACTGATGATCTAGTAACTAAAGCTGTAATGCTAGTTGATGGTAAAGTTGTAGATAAAAATTCACTTGTTACTATAACTAAAAAAAATGCTTAATTGAAGAAGAGTTACATTCAGAAGTAGATTATTCAAATAATACAGTTACTGAACTTAAGCGAATAGCTAAAGAAAATAATATTACTGGGTATTCTAGTATGAATAAAGTTCAACTTATTAAAGCACTTAGTGAATAGCTAAGTGCTTTAATTATGAGGTGATATATGTTAGAGAAAGTCAAATTATCTTTAAGGATAAAGAGTTCTAAGTTAGATGATGAAATAAATGATTTAATAGAAGCTTGCAAAATAGATTTATCTATTGGTGGGGTTAGAAAAATAAAGGATGATGATCCTATTATTCAAAGGGCAATAATAGTTTACTGTAAAGCTAATTTTGGATTAGATAATAAGGATAGTGAGAAATATCAAAAATCATATGATTTGCTTAAGCAATCTTTAAGTTTGTGTGGTGATTATAATGTGGCAAAGTGAAGTGACACTAATATCAGAGGAATATGAGTTTGATGAGATAGGAAATCAGATTCCAATACCTATTGAAGAAGAAGTATTTTGCAATGTTAAATCAATTTCTAGAAGTGAATTTTACAACGCAGCAACTACAGGACTTAAGCCATCCCTAGTATTTAAAGTAAGAATAGTGGATTATAATAATCAAGAAAAAGTTAAGTTTGAAGATAATGAGTATAAAATAATACGAACATACATCGTTGACACAGAAAATATTGAATTAACATGTGAGAAGGTGTTAGGAAATGCCTAAAACTAATATAAAAGGATTATCGGAGGAAGTTGTTAAAGCTTTAGCAGAATACAAAGATGAAATTGTTAAAGGAATTGAAAAGGAAAAAGAAATTGTGTCAAAAAAAGCAGTTAAAAGATTAAAAGAAACAAGTCCTGAGGGGGATACAAAGAGATATAAAAAAGGTTGGAGAGTATCAGATATAAATGGTAAAAAGATAGTTCACAACAAAACTGATTATCAATTAACTCATTTATTAGAGTATGGACATGCAAAGGTTAATGGTGGAAGAGTAGCTGCTAAACCACATATAAGACCAGTTGAAGAGCAGGTAATAAAAGATTTTACAGAAGGTGTAGAGAAGGTGATAAAAAGATGACATTACAAGATTTAAATGAAGTTTTAAAAGGAACAGGATATCCGGTTGCTTACTCACACTTTACTTCAAATCCAAATAATCTATTACCTTCTCCACCATATATAACTTATATTTGTCCATATAGTTCGAATTTTATGGCAGATAATAAGGTTTATAAGAGGGTAGATAATGTACAAATAGAGTTATACACAGTAAAAAAAGACTTGGAAGCTGAAAAGAAGTTAGAAGATATATTAGATAAAAATGATATATCTTATGAAGCTACCGAAGAATGGATAGAATCAGAAAAATTATTTCAAAAAATATATGAAGTGAGGTTGATATAATGGATAACAAAGTTACATTTGGTCTTAAGAACACCCATTATTCTGTTATTACAGAAAGTGAAGATGGGATAAAATATGGAACTCCTACACCGATACCAGGATCTGTTGAAATAAGTTTAGAGCCTAGAGGTGATATGAGCGAATTTTATGCTGATGATATTTTGTACTATTCTGCGGGAAATAATCAGGGGTATGATGGTACATTAACTATTGCAAATATTCCTGAAAAGTTTGCAGTAGAGTGTTTGGGAGAAGTACTAGATGAAGAAGATAAAGTTGTAACAGAAAAGTCAAATAGCGTGGGGAAAAAGTTCGCTTTAATGTTTGAGTTTGATGGTGATGTTAAAGCTATTAGACATGTACTGTATTGTTGTAGTGCTAATAGACCAACAATATCATCTTCAACTCAAACAAATGCAAAAGAGCCTAATACAAATGAGTTAGCATTTGTATCTAGTCCAAGAGCTACAGATTTACGTGTTAAATCTAGGACATCAACATCAACACCAAAATCAATATATGATAATTGGTATAAAAAAGTATATGAGAAAGCAGATACTCCATTAACAGTAACAGTTTCTCCAGCAGATGAAGCTTCTAATGTTGAGGTGAACTCTAAGATTATTTGGACTTTTAATAAAGAATTAGAGCAAACTAATGTAGAAGCTTCAAACTTTGTTATTATGAAATCTTCAGGTGAAGAAGTTCCGGGGAGTTTCAAATTAGAAGAAAATAAAAAGACAGTTACATTTACACCTAGTTCAAATTTATCTAATAGTACAGTTTATATAGCAACAGCGCTTAAAACAATTAGAGCTATAGATGGAAGTGCATTACAAGCTAATAAAATTATTAATTTTACAACTAAAGCATAGGAGGAGTTATGTGTGGAAAAAACTATTGAAATAGATAATAAGAAAGTAAGCTTTAAATCAACTGCGGCAACTCCACTAAGATATAAAGCACAATTTGGTAAAGATTTCTTTGTGGATATAATGAAATTAAGTAGTTTAGATGGTTTTAATCCTAAAAAGATAGATTTGAAAAAGATAGATAAGCTTGACTTTGAAGTGTTTTATAACATAATTTGGGTTCTTGCTAAAACGGCAAATAAGAAAATTCCAGATCCTATCACATGGCTTGATGAATTTGAAGAATTTCCTTTGTTTGATATAATTCCTGAATTACAAGATTTGATTTTATCAAGCATGCAAACTAAAAAAAAATAGAAAATGAAGAAGGAAATAGCGAGGTTATGACTACTGAGCTATTTCTTTTTCTATGTAAAAAAGTAGATTTAGATAAAAGTGATATGGAAGATATGACTATAGGTATGTGTATTGATTACATGGAAGAGGTAGTTAGTAATAATTCTCCAGATAAGAAGAAGTGTAGAAAAGCAACACAAGCTGATTTTGATTCCTTCTAGGAGGTGAGAAGGTGGCAGGAAAGAGCAGAATAAAAGGTATAACTATTGAGCTTGATGGTGAAGTAACTGGATTAGAGAAAGCTATGAAGGATGTTACATCTAAGTCCATTGACTTACAAGGTGAGTTAAGAGACGTAGAAAGGCTATTAAAATTTGATCCAGGGAATGTTGAAGCATTAGCACAAAAGCAAGAGATTTTAACAAAGCAAATAGAAAATACCACAGAAAAATTAAATAGGCTAAAATCTGCTGAAGAAGAGGTAGAAAGGCAATTTCAAAGTGGAGATATTGGAGAGAAACAATACAGGGCGTTTAGAAGAGAAGTTGAATTTACAGAAAAGTCTATAAAGGACTTAAAAAGTAAGATATCTCAACTTGATGGAGCTGAAGTAAAGCAATTAAAAAGTGACTTTAATAAAGTTGAAGAAAGTTCAGAAGAAGCAAGTGATAGCGTAAAAGATTTAGGAAATGAGCTAGTTAATTTAGCAGCAGGGGCAGGGGCTGTAGCTGGATTAGGTGAACTAATAGAGAAATCATTAGATGTTTCATCTTTAAATACTAAAATAGATATATCCTTTGATGTCCCAGAAGAATCTATAGGCAGTGTAAAAGAAGCAACAAATGCAGTTATATCATATGGAATAGATGCAGAGGAAGCACTAGCAGGAGTTAGAAGGCAATGGGCTCTTAATAAAGGATATAGTGATGAAGAAAAAATAAGTATGACAAAGTATGCTGCTGCAATTTCTAAAGCGTATGATGGAATAGATTTTAATGAGTTGATTCAAGAAAGTTATGAGTTAGCCAGTTCATTAGAGTTAGATAATAATGAAGCACTAGGAATGATAAATAGTTTATTAAAAGTAGGATTTCCACCAGATCAATTAGATATAATAACTGAATACGGAAGTCAGCTAAGTAGAGCCGGATATAGTGCAGAGGAAATACAAGCTATAATGAAGGCTGGAGTAGACACTGGAAGCTGGAACATAGACAATCTTTTAGATGGTTTGAAAGAAGGAAGAATTGTATTAAGTGAATTTGGACAAGGAATAGATGAAGAAACTGCTAAATTATTTAATAAAATAGGTATATCCTCAAAACAAGTTCAAGAATGGGGGCAAGCAGTTGCAGCTGGTGGTAAAAGTGGTAAAGATGCTATGGTTGAAGTAGCAAAAGCAATTTCAAATATAGATGATAGTACCCTTCAAAATCAAATAGGAGTTAAGGTTTATGGAACACTGTGGGAAGAACAAGGAAATGCAATAGTTAACACTATAGTTCGTGCTGATGATGAGGTTATATCACTTGAAAAAAATCAGGAAGGACTAAATAACACCATTAGTTCTATGGATTCAGATCCAGCTATAAAAATGGAAAAGGCAATGATAGATTTAAAAAATGCATTGCAACCAATTTTAACTATTATAGCTGAAGTAGTGGGGAAAGTCGCTGAATGGATTTCTAACAATCCAACATTAGCTGCAACAATAACGGCAGTAATAACAGTTATAGGTATATTGATGGGGATATTCATGGCCTTATCTCCAATAATAACAGCTATTACAGCGTTAGCTGGAACTTTAAGTGTGGGTATAGGCGCAATAGCTTATCCAGTTTTAATTGTCATTGGAGTTATAACTGCTTTAATAGCAATAGGTGTAGCTTTATATAAAAACTGGGATGAGATAAAGACAAAGTGCTCTGAAATATGGACATCAATAAAAGATTTCTTTTCTAACATTGTAGATAGAATCAAAACTTCTGTAGTAGAAAAGTTTAATAACATTAAAGAATCTATTTCGAATAAAATGCACGAAGTTAAAACTTCTATTTCTGATATATGGAATAAAGTGATGGACTTTTTTAAAGATATAGATTTATTTGAAATAGGGGCAAATATTATACAAGGTCTTATCAATGGAGTAAAGAGTATGGCAAGCAGTATAGTTAATAGTGTAAAAGGTGTTGTAGATGGAGCTATTGAAGGAGCAAAGAATTTATTAGGAATACACTCACCATCTAGAGTATTTATGGAGTTTGGAGAATATACTGGTGAAGGCTTTATTAATGGCATTAATGAAATGAAAAATGCGGTTGCTAAGGCAGGGCAAGATATGGCAGATGCATCTATACCAAATATAAAGCAACCTAAATTTAAATCATTAGAAGGCAAGAGTGAAGAAGTTGGAGATATAATTTTATATGTAACCAATAATACTAATTTAGATAGTAAGTTAATAGCGACGAAAACTACCCCAAAAGTAATTAGGAATGTTACTAGAAGTACGACAAATTATAAAAGAGGTTTAGGAGGTGTACAGAATGGTTAAATACTTTATATTATTCAATGGCAGAACCAATTTAGATGTGAATTTAAAAGTAGAAAGCAGACCTTCTAAGCCTTCTCCCCAAAAAAGATATGAAGAAGTAGAAGCGCCAAAACGAGATGGACTGTTATATAGAGATAAAGGATATGGAGATATAGAAATTTCAATATCCTTTAATTTTATATCAAAAACACCAGATAAATGGGATAAAGATTTTAGAAGAATAAAAAAATGGCTATTAGAAAATAAGGATAATACATTAAAATTTAGTGATGATTTAGAGATGTTTTATAAAGTAAATAAGGTTACTATTGAAACTCCTGAAAGGATATTAAGAAGATGTGGTAAGTTTAATGTCACCTTTACTTGTGATCCATATACGTATTATACAAATGGTAAAGAGGAAGTAAGTTTAGGCACCAAAATATATAATTTTGATTTAATATCTAGACCAATTTACAGAATAGTTGGTGAAGGATTATTAACTTTAAATATTAATGGGAAAAGTATTAAAGCTAATGTAGGACAAGAATTAATAATAGATACTGATAAGGGGTTGTGTTATAGAGATGGCATAATAAATAATGTTGCTTTAAAAGGAAATTATCAGGATATGTATCTATTAGAAGGAGAGAATACATTTAGTTGGAATAATGGTTTCGATATTTATATAATACCGAATTGGAGGTGTTTATAGTGATTGAAATATATCTTAAAACTAATACAAATTATGAAATGAATGGGAATATTACATTAACACCTATAAGTTGTACTTATAAAGCAAGTGAATATTTATTTACTTTAGAGCACCAAATAGATGATATTGGAAGATGGAAATATTTAGACTATGAAAATGTAATATCAGTTGAAGAAGATGGGAAGAAAAAACTTTATAGAATTTTTAATGTAGTAAAGTCTTTGTATAGTATAACAGCATATGCAAGGCCTTTATTTTTTGATTTAATAGATAATATTTTATTAGATGTTAGACCAACTCTAAAGAATGGAGAGGAAGCATTAAATATAATTCTAGAAGGTACTGGATTTACTGGTCATAGTAATATTTCTACTATTAATACATCTTATTATGTAAGAAAAAACATAGTAGAATCTATTTTGGGAAATGATGAGAATTCATTTCTAAATAGGTGGGGTGGAGAAGTTCTTTTAGATAACTTTGATATTTATATTAATGATAAAATCGGCGTTGATAATGGAGTTAGGGTTGAATTGGGCTACAACTTAAATGAAATAGAAGAAGATATAAATATAGAAGAAGTTGCTACAAGAATAATTCCAACTGGTTATAATGGAATAATGCTTGATAGTAGTACTCCATGGGTAGATAGTCCACTTATAAATAAGTATACAAAGCCTAAGATGAGAGTTATAAATTTTGATGATGTTAAGGTTAAAGAATCTGAAACAGATGAAGAAGGATTTAATACTATAGAAGAAGCTAGGGCGGAACTAGTAAAGCGTTGTAATAAACTATACGAGGAGGGTATAGACAAGCCAAGTGTTAATTATAAAATAGATATGATTAATTTGGCCAATACTACCGCATATAAAGATTATATTAAGTTAGTAACTGTTAATGAAGGTGATACAGTAACATGTTATATTCCAGGATTAGATATAGATGTTAAAGCAAGAGTTATAGATTTTGTAAAAGACCTTATAACAGGAGAATACATATCTTTAGAGCTAGGGAATGTACAAAATAATTTCTTTAATAATCAGGCTGATTTACAAAATAGAGTGGATTCCATTTTGAATAGTAATGGAACTGTTAAAGCTGATATGTTAAATGGTGCTATAAATGCTTTAAATACAAAGTTTAAAGCACAGAGAGATGTAGCACAACCCCAACAGGTACGAGCTATACTATTTGAGGATAGAGTAGAAGGAAGTCCGACATTTGGATGCATGTGTATTGGAACAATGGGATTTGAAATAGCTGATGGTTTTAAACCAGGTACTGAAGAGTGGGACTTTAGAACTTTTGGAACGGGGGCAGGATTTGTTGCTGATTGCATAGTAGCAGGAACATTAAGAGCTATAGTATTAGAAAGCATGGATGGTAGTTGCAGAATAAATTTAGCGGATGGAATAGTAAATATAGCAAAAGGAATAATAAAAGGTTTAGGAATGGAAATTAATTTAGATAGAGGATATATATCAACATCTGCAACCATAGCAAATGAAATATTTGAGGTAATGTTATCTAACGGAGGAATTAGGTCTAATCATAGTTTATCATTAGATGCTAAGGACAGAATGAGTATAGAGAGCACTGGAAACTGGATATACCTTCTTTGTCAGCAAGGTGATGATTCCACTAAGTGGAGTAATATATTAATGACTAAAGATAGTGTAAATATCACTGCAGATGGTGGTGGAAGTGGAAGAGTACTTATAAATGGTAAGAATGGTGTTGAAATAAACGGGCGAGAAATAACTTCGACTTTAAATAACATAGAAACTGTGATGCTAAGAAGTGAGGGGATTATATGATAAATGAATTTTATGTAGAGTGTTTAGCAAATAAAATATTAACTAAAGAAATAAATCTCTACACTAATAATCCTTTCTGCATTGAAGATATAAAGAAAGAAGAGTATATAGAACCAGTTAAACAAAAAATTATGGAAATGGAGGACTTAGATAATGAATTTGAAGCCACAAGTAATAAAAGTACAACTTAATAGCGATAAATATCAAGCTCCGATAGTAATTAATCAATATAATCGGAATATTCCTTTTATATTTGAGGTATTTAACCAAGACGGAACTCCGGTAGTAATAAGCGATAGTGATATTATAAAAATAGAAATGGCTTTAGGAAATATAGCGATAATAAAATCAACCGGATTTACTATAGATGGAAACAAAGTATCATGGTCGCTAGATAGAGAAATATCTTTAAATAGTGGAAATGGTACTTTTAATTTTATATTAGAAGATTCTAATACTAGAGTAAGTAGCAGCAAGATAAATATCGTAGTGCAAAGCAACAGTATAGATGAAAATACTACATCTAGTAGCTTTATTGTAACAGTAATAGAGCGATTACAAGAATTAATAACCAATGCTAGTAAGATATATACCGAAGCCAATTTAGCCAATTATGTTAGAAAAGAAGTAGGAAAAGGATTATCTAGCAATGATTATACAAGTCTAGAAAAAGCGGAAGTTGCAAAGGTAAAAGATAAATTAGACAAAGTAAGTTTATTAGACTTAACTTATCCAGTTGGTTCCGTTTATCTGTCAGTTAATAATGTTAATCCAGGAACGCTATTTGGGGGTACTTGGGTAGAATTTGCATCGGGTAGGACTTTAGTTGGGGTTGATACATCTCAAACAGAGTTTAATACAGTAGAAAAAACTGGTGGTTCGAAAACACATAAGTTAACTATAGATGAAATGCCAATTCATACACCTAAGTGGAACGGTTATTCGGCAGGCAGTTTATATACAGGAAGTGGCACTAGTATTACACATGCACTATTTGGGAACGATACTTGGAATGGAAGTAAAGCCAATGGTATACAGCCAGTAGGTGGTGACCAACCACATAATAACTTACAACCTTATATTACTTGTTACATGTGGAAAAGAACTAAATAGGAGGTAGGATATGGGGAATATATTAACAGAGGTTATATTAACTGCTAAAGAAGAACTAGATCAAGCTTTAAATAAAGCAAATAACGTTATACCGCAACTGATTAGTGATATAGATAAAAAGTTAGAAGAAACTAAAGAATTAGTTGATGGGGCTGGTGCTGCTTCTAAGCAAGAAGTAGAAGAAGTTAAGTCGTCCTTGGAAGAAAGTAAGAATGAAGTGAGCATTTTAAATAATACTAAATTAAATAAAAGTGAAGCAGAATCTAGTTATGCAAAAAAAATAGATTTGATGGGAACTAACAATAATTTAGAGTCAACCAATAGAAGAATAGATGAATTGATAATACCAAGTGGCAATGCTAATGCAGAGGTTACTGATGCACATACATCTACTGTAAAAGGAAAAACATTCACTACTTTAAGAAATAGAATTGAGGAAGGCGAAAAAGATTTTGACGAAATTAAGGAAAGTGTTGGATTTGATTGTATTAATAAAATAAATAAAAACAAATGGACTTCAAAATTTGAGAATATATCAATTTTAGATAGCACAATAATTGCAACAATCAAAGCACAAAGCTATGGAGATCTAACACAGACAACTAATGTAGTATGTGAAACAGATAAAAAAATATATGTAAGTGCTAAAGTTAAGTCTTTAAATCCTGATTGCACTAGAATTTCTATAAAATACTATGGAACTAGTGGGGGTGCAGTAGCTGGTGTAGGTACTTTACTCCAAGTTAACCCAATACAAAATACAGAATATAATTTATATGGATTATTAACCTTACCATCAAGTTTTGTTGGGAATTTCAGAATAGCTATAATACAGGAGTATAGTAGCGCAGAGGTTGCTTTGGGTAAACAAATGCAAGTTACAGATGTTATGATTTTAGATTTAAATACTATTTTTGGAAATGATTCTATAACAATTGCAGATATAAATACATTATTAAGTAACTTTAATAATAATTATATAGATCGTTCTATAACAATTGCAGATATAAACACAATAAATCAGTATCAAATAAACAAAACTTCTAAAGAACTTGCAAATACATTAAAAAGTGATATTGGGTTTTCTTGTAAGAATTATATTAATAATAGTAATTGGAGTTCTTCTTATGAAAATCTAACAGTTAATGAAGATAAAATAATCGCAACGATTAAGTCTCATAGTTATGGAGGTTTAACTCAAACAACTAATATAACATGTGAAGAAAATAAGAAGGTTTTTGTAAGTGCAAGGGTTATAATAAACAATCCAAATTGTAGTAAGGTATCATTTAAAGCTTATGGGACTAATGGAGGAGCTATTGCAGGGGTAACCACTTTGTTGCAAACAAACCCTGTTGAGGGCAAAGAGTATAATTTATATGGCTATATTGTTATGCCTTCTACATTTAGTGGAAATCTAAGAATAGCTATAATACAGGAATATGCAGATGCATCAACAGCTTTAGGTAAACAAATGACAGTATCAAAAGTGATGACCATTGATGTTACTGAAACATTTGGTAAATATTACGAGCCTAAAGTCGAAGATTTTAAATATGAATTATCAAAAGTTAAAAATGGATATATAAAGGAATTAGAGAATTTATATACAACTAAATCTATTTATAAAAATGATAACTTGAACGAATACAAAACAAAACCTAATGCAATACCTTTTATTATGCCATCAAAAACAAGTTTACAAAGACCTATTATGACTATAAGTTATGATGATGAAAGTAGAAATATTTATGATTATGCTTTCCCAGTTCATAAAAATAATAATGTTCCTGGTATATTTTACGTTATACCAAGTAGAGTAGGTGATGGAAAGCCTTATGAATGGGGGTTATCAGAAGATTGGAATAGGCTAATTGAAATGGATAGATATGAGGGCAAAGGTAGGATTAAAATTGAGTGTCACAGTTATGCACATAATTATTTGCCCGCTTTAAGTATTGAAAAACTAGAAGAAAACTTTAGTGAAAGTATTAAATTATTTAGAAGAAATGGTATAGAAGTAAATCACATTTCTTATCCTGGGGGGTATTTTAATGATAGTGTTCAGATGATAACACAAGAATATTTTCAAAGTGGCAGAACTACTGGTATTGTAGATGGAATAAATGAATATAACTTAAAACCTTATACAATAGGTTCTTACAGTTTTGATAATGGAAACATTCAAGCATGGAAAAATAAAATTGATGAATCATTCACAAAAAAAGCATGGCTAAATGTATTTTTACATGCGGTTCATCCAAGTGGTCAAGTTACTGCTAATGATGGAACAGTAAGGACTTGTATGACTCCAACTGGTTTAGATGAGGTGATTAAATATGCTATTTCTAAGGGGGTAGAGATAGTTACTCAAGAAGAAGCATTGAGAACATTTGCACCTATTTTTTATTGGATAGACAATAATGCTAATGCTCCTATGGTTATTCAAAGAAATGGTGTTATTGCCAATAATGTGTTAGGAGAAAATCCCTACTTAATTCCTTCTAACTAGACTTAAAGGACGACATAACTAAATAAATATTTAAGAGAGATTTAGAGTAACTCTAAGTCTCTTTTTTATACAAAAAATTAAAAGAAAGAGAGGAAAAGAAAATGGAAAAGATTTTTAACAGTATTAAACTTGTAGTTGCAGCAGTAGGAACAGGCTTTACATGGTTATTTGGAAGTTGGGATACAGCTTTAATGGTACTTGTATTCTTTATAGTATTAGACTATTGCACAGGCTTATTAAGAGCTTATATTAACAAAGAGGTATCTAGTAATGTGGGACTAAAAGGAATAGCTAGAAAGGCAGTTATATTTGTAGTTCTAATTGTAGCGGTATTATTAGATAGACTATTAAATACAGGTAATTGGGTATTTAGAACGTTAGTATGTTACTTCTACATTGCCAACGAAGGAATAAGTTTATTAGAGAATTGCGCTGGACTAGGTTTACCAATACCAGAAAAATTAAAGGATGCATTAGCACAACTTAAGGAAGGCGAAAAGAAGGAATTAAAACAAGAGTAGTCAAACAGGCTACTCTTTTACTTTTATAATTTAAAGGAGGGAAAATATGCTTACAATAAATAAAGAGTTTTTAAAATCTCATAAGTGTTATAAAGGAAAAAATAAACCTAAATATATAGTTAACCATGAAACAGATAACTATAGTGAAGAAGCAGGAGCAAGAAAACATGCTAAAGCTCAATTTAATGGGAATTTAGGAGATGCTTCAGTTCATTTTTATGTGGATGATAAAGAAATATATCAATGTTTAGAGTTAAATGATGGAGCGTGGGCTGTTGGAGATAGAGGTAACTTTGGAGTTATTACTAACTATAACAGTATAAATATTGAGATATGTGTTAATCCTGATTCAGATTACAATACAGCTAGAAAGAATGCAGCTGAATTAAATAGGTACTTATTAGATAAATATGGATGGGGAATGGACAGAGTAAAAAGGCATTATGATGCTACTTATAAGACATGCCCTAGAAAGATGATTCAAAATCCTAACTTATGGAAAGAATTTGTTCAATGGATATCTACTGGTGATACGTCTATACAGGTAGATCACAACAAACCTATTTATGTTGCAACTATAGAACAATCTAAAAACTTTATAGGAAATAGAGCAAAGGATGTACAAGCTAAACTTATAAGCCTAGGGTATGATTTAGGAAGCTGGGGTGCTAATGGTATATGGGGTGAGTATAGTTACAATGCTCTACTTAAATTCCAAAGGAATAACGGATTAAATCCAGATGGATATTGTGGACCTGCAACAACAGCCAAGCTAAATGAATTATACGAAAATAAGGAGGAATCAAGATTGTTAAAAGTAATGAAAAATAAAGTTGTTAGAAGTGGAAGTAAAGGAGATCACGTTAAGATGCTTCAATCTAGCTTAACAATGCTAGGTTACAATGTAAATGGAATAGATGGTCATTGTGGTAATGGATGTGTAGCTGCTATTAAAGCA